ATATTATAAAATATTATAAAATATTATAAAATATTATAAAATATTATAAAATATTATAAAATATTATAAGATAAATTATTTATAATTTACGTAATTTATCTTGAAATATTTCATTATCATTTTCCATTTTCTTTATTTGATCATTATTTTTAATATAAGATCTATATGTTAATGAACTATAATCTATACGTAATTTATAGTATTCTTTTAATATTTTAAAATCATATTTTGTTAATATATACTTTTTTAAATATTTTAAAATTATTTCTAATATATCTTTATCAAAAAGATTTCCTATATATAATGGTATTGTAAGATCATATAATGTTTCTTTTGTTTTTTTACATTCTAAATAATAGATATATTCAAGAAATGTTGATGAATAACCACAATAAACAAAATCTAATGTTGTATCTTCCATTTTACAACAATCGCATTCATCTAAAATAAATTTTTGATTATCTAAAACTTCAAATTGATCTCCACATAATATACATATATTTTGTTTTTTATAATTTTTAAAATTATAATGATAATATTCAATTATTTCTTCACTAATATTATTATTCGTTTGTGTATTTGACATACTTATATTAAATATAAAATTAAATCATTTTTATAAAAAATATATATATATTTTACATATAAATATGTTAATAAATAGTAATACAATATTATTATTGGATCTAATAATAATTATAATAATTAAATATTGTAATATTAATATTAAAATTGATGATAATTTTAAAAAATTAATTAAATCTAATAAAAAATTTGATTATATTGTAATAAATAAAACAAAATCTAATAAATTAATAAATTTTTTATTAGAACAATTAAATATTATATATAAATCTAAAGATTTTAAAATTTTAAAATCTAACATTAAACCAACTAATAAAACATATCCTATTCAAAACTTAAAAAATTGGTTATCTGCTATTTATATTGAATTAAATTCATTAAAATATGAAAGTTTATTTTCAAATCATTTTAAAATAGATACAAAAATTAAAGATTTAGATTTAACTAAAGGATATCAATCATATATTAATTTTATAATTAATTTAAAAAAAAATAAAATAAAATACGATCTCAAAGAATCAAATAATAAAAATATATCTAAAATATTTAATTTATTATTTTATCCCTTTAAAAATACTAAAAATGGTGGTGGTAAAAGCAATAACGAAAAAAAAACAACACTATCACAAAAAACACCAACATTAGGCGTTGTAAAAGCAATAAAAAAATCACAAAATAAAAGAAGATTGAGCACTCCATGGCAAAAATTAATCTCAATAATAGATGATAGCACTAAATCTAAAGATTTATTTTTAGAAATACTAAGAAATAAACTATCTCAAGAAAAAAAATATCCTGGTTTATTAAAAGTTTTATCATTGAAACAAAAAGATTTAGAGAATAAAGATGCATTTGTTAAGTATTGGATGAATTATTTTAAAGAAACTATAAAAGATGGTAATCAACAGTTATTTAATGATATAATAAAAGTAATGGATAACGAAGATGATATATCAAAATTTGATGCTTTAATAGAACAAACTAAAGATTTAACTCTAGAACAAAAAAATTTGATATATTTAGCTTTATTAGCACGTTTATGGACTCATCGAGGAAATGAGTGGATTTATGAATTAGTAGTACAACATAATCCAACAGATAAATATGCAGATATTACTACAAACTTTACACATATTTATGAAACCAATTTAAAGGAACATATACTTTTATTTGTTGGAACTTTAGATACAACGAAATATGGACAAATGCTTTTAGAGTGTGAATATAATAAATATATAGTGGAAAATAATGGTAATATAGGACAGAAATATATGTGTATATTAAGTTTTTTAGCTAGATACTATTGTGATATTGTTAATACAGCGTATTTTAGTGAATACAATATTCCACATTTAGATATATATTTTGGTACAGATCAAAAATTTATTGATAAGTTAAATAGCAAAACAACAGCATTTGAGATTGCACAATCTACAAGTTGGAGCTTAGAAACAGCAGTTGATTTTGCACGTAGAAATGAACAACAAGAAAGACAAATAGTTGTTTATAGAATAGATAGTGAAATTGATAATTTAATTTTTTCTTGTTTTCCTATTGATTGGTTAAGTATACACGGGTACGAACAAGAAATACTAGGAGTTCCTAGATCACCTTTTGCATTAAGATCAATTGATCACAAAATATTAGCAGGATTAAAAACTTTAACGGTTTCAGATATAGAAAGAAACTTACAAGAACCGTTTCAGAAAGAATTAACAGCGAAAACTAAAACTTCTCAAGATTTAATGGATTTGGGTTATGAAGATATAAATTTCACATTTATGAATTTTAATTCACAACCAGAAGAAACTAAAACTTCATTTTCTGCAACTGCAATGGTTATTATAGCAAAAAATAAATTTAAAATTAAAAAAGGTCCAAAAACAATAGATTTAGAAGAGTTAGGAAATTTGGGTGATTGGGAACAATTTTTTTAAGACAGTCAAGGAAGTATTGATTTAGGACCTGATTTTTGAGGTATTATGATTACCATAATCACACCACTAAGATAATAATATATATACATATTAAATCAAATATATTAAATGAAATATACATATTAAATCAAATACATATTAAATGAAATATATATTTTTCTTTTTTCATTATTGTTTTATAATTTATACAATTTATCCTTTTAGTCCTTACAATACTATTGTAGCATTATTGGTATATATATCTTGGATTTATAACGATAATTATTGTATATTATCTAAAATTGAATATAAATATTACAATGAAACTTGTTTTTTAATAACTAAAGTAAGAAGAATATCAAAATATGAAAAAAATATATTAATAATATCTCAATTAATAAAGTTTATATTTCTTCTCCATAATATTTTAATGCTTCAAGCGCACAATTATTTTCAGCTTCCTTTTTATTACTACCATTAGCACTACCTAAAATATTATTATTACGATCTTTAACAATATATGTAAATATTTTTTGAGATGATAAACTATTATGTGATACATTGGTTTCTAAAAATCGTGGTGTATCTTGATATCTATTTTGCATATAGGATATTAAAGCATCTTTATAATTCGTATTTTTCATTATTAAATCTACAAAATCAACATATTTTTCAATAACATTAATTATCCATTGTTCAACAATAGATATATCATTACTATCAATATATAAAGCACCTATAAATGCTTCATAAATATCTTCCATTATTTTATAATTACTACGACCATTTATATCTTCTATTTGTTTTGATATTATTGCAAATTTACTAAAACCAATTTTTTCACTTAAAAAACCTAACATTTTACCATTTACAAGCTTTGTTCGCATTTTTGATAAAAATCCTTCAGGTTGATCAGGATATCGCAAATACATATATTTAGCTATTATATATCCTAAAATTGAATCACCTAAAAATTCTAATCTTTCATATGGCATATCTTGTAATGGTAAACAATCTTCTGGACAACTAATATTACTTGTAGTAAAACTAGTATTTTTCATACAACAATAACTTTTATGAACAAAAGCATTTCTAAATAAATTAATATTTTTATATTGATAATCAATATTATGATTTTTGAAAAAATTATTTAAATCACTATCATTTAATATTACATTTGTATTATTAAATGGTGATAATTCTTCTGTAATTTCTTTTGTTTTATTATGTATATTTACTAATTTCTTCATTATATATATATAATATAAAGCTTATTGTGTTTATATAATATAAATGAATGAATTTAAGAATATATTATTAAATAATAATTTTTGTATTGCATATTATAGTAAAAAGAAAGAAAAAGATTATGCAACTTTAAAATGTAAAATTAAATCAGAATATCCGACTACTGAAGAATTCAATATATTTATTTCAGGTATTAATGATTTTTATATTAATATAATTGATAAAGAATTGAAATATAAAATTAAATTAGATACACAAAGAATGGGATTTATTGGTTTTAGTAATGTATATGAATGTGTTAAGTGTTTTAGAAATGAATATACTATTTTAATTAATGAAAATATTTTAATTGATACAACTATTTTTATTTCAAATAGTAAATTAAAATATTTATTAGATACTATATTTGTGTTTTTACAACCTACAAAACCTATTATTTTTAAATGTAGTGATGATATTAGTGAATTAAATAATGAAGAACAAACGAATATTACTAATTCTATTGTTGGATTATAATAATGATAAAAAAGATATTATTATCATTTAAGTAATAAGTTTAAATAAATTATAAATATTATTATAATCTATAATAATTTCTTAAATGTCAATGTTAATTTCTTGAATATCAATTTCATCAATGTTAATTTCTTGAATATCATCTATGTTAATATTAATTTCATCAATGTTAATTTCTTGAATATCATCAATATTAATTTCATCAATATTAATTTCTTTTGTTTTAGATACTTTTAATTCATTCCATTGTATTGCAATAATTGCAAATAATTCAGAATGTTTTTTTTGTGGATACATTTTTTTTATTTCTGGTATTTTTTGTTTGATAAAGATATTCCAATCTGTGAGTTTTCTTGGTTGTACTTTTTGAGTTATTTGTTTCATAAGTTTCTTAAAATCTTTATCATCTATATGTTTATTTTTTTTAAGTTTTTCAATTTCAAGGATAACATTCTTAACAAGTTCCGTAGTCATTTTATATCAATAAAAAAAGTTATATAATTTTTTATAAAAAATACAGTTTTTTTTACATAAAAAATGATGAATATTAATTATTTAGTAACAAAGATGAATACGGGTTTCGTATGTCCTATAACACATACTTATATGATTAATCCTTATATTGATAATGAAGGTAATACATATGAATATAATGCAATTTGTGAATGGTTAAAAAATAATAATACTTCACCTATTACAAGAAATTATTTAGATTTATCACATTTAAAACCAAATAAAGTTCTTAAAGAAGCTATTGAATTAAATAACCCAATTACTAAATATGAACAGAATGTTATTTCAAATATTATTACCGAAAAAACAACTATTAATGATTATAATTATTTTAAAGTTAATATTAAAACAATTGAAGGAACTGAATATCCACCAATTGATATTGTAGTTGTTATTGATATTTCAGGTTCTATGAATACATCTGCATTTGTTGAACAAGATGGTAATATTGTTGATATTGGTTATACTATTTTAGATATTACTAAACATGCTTTGATTACTATTGTTGAAAGTATGAAACCAAATGATCGTATTTCTATTGTAGTATTTTCAAATGATGCAAGGGTATTATTTCCTTTAACAACAGCAGATAATATTAATAAATCAATTATAACTAATTTAAGAACGGAAGGTGCTACAAATATATGGGCAGGATTAAATGTTGGATTACAACAATTTACAGATACAGATCGTATTTCTGCAATGTTATTTTTAACAGATGGATTACCTAGTACTCATTTATTACCACCAGAAGGTATTATAGATTGTCTTAATAAAAAGATGATAAATAATAAAGTTAATATATATACATTTGGATTTGGATATTCATTGGATACCGATTTACTTATTAATATTGCTAAAGCAGGTAATGGACACTTTTCATTTATTCCAGATTCAGGATTCGTCGGGACTATATTTATTCATGCTTTAGCTCATATTAATACTATTGTTATACATAATTTACAATGTGATCATAATAATATTAAATGTTTAGGAGATAATGCAAACTTAACAACTGTTCATTATGGACAATCACGAACGTTAATATTTAAATCTAAAAATGAAAATATTAATATTAAAATATTGTATGATGGTAAAGAACAAATTATAGATTCTTTCAATAATGTTAATACAAATGATGATCTACTATTTCATATAATGCGTTTGGAATTAGTAGAAGTATTAGAAAAAAGATCTAAAAAAGCAATTGATGAGTATTTATTTAATTATAGTCATATTGATAATGATTTAATGAAAGATTTTAAAGAACAAATATGTTTAGCGATAGATGATAAATATTTTTCAAAATGGGGTAAAAATTATATTAATTCATTTAAAGATGCTCATAGTCAAGAAAGATGTAATAATTTTAAAGATAAAAGTATTCAAATTTATGGAGGACAATTATTTCAGCAAATGAAAAATAAAATTGATAATATTTATATTAATATGCCACCACCAAAACCTTCCAAGTCTGTTAATGAATTTAAGGTATCACAACAACAATTTACTACAATGTTTAATAATGTTAATGGTGGTTGTTTTCATCCATCTTCGCATATATTAATGACCGATAATTATTATAAACAAATTAATAAAATTGTTAAAAATGATAAAATTGTAGATGTTAAAGGAAATATTGCAAATGTCGTATGTATAATTAAGATAAATTGTAATGGAAAATGTTCTATGGTAAATATTGATGGATTGTTAATTACTCCATATCATCCAATTAAATTAAATAATGAATGGATATTTCCAAAAGATATTGATAATAATATTATAGATTATAATTGCGATGCTATCTATAATTTAATATTAAGTGATCATCATACAATTATTATTAATAATTGTATTAGTTGCACATTAGGTCATAATATTATAGAAAATGATGTTATTAAACATCCATTTTTTGGAACAGATGTAGTTATAAATGATCTAAAAAAAATAAAAGGATTTAATGAAGGTTATATTACTTTAAATATGGAAGATTTTATTAGAGATAATGATACTGGTAAAGTTATTAATATTATAAAAAATTATGAATAAATATAAATATATTTTTAGATAATTTAAAACTTTAATATTAATTTTAGAATAATAATTTTAGAATATTATCAATATTACCTATTAAACCTGATATTTTATAATTAACAGTTGGAAGTTCTATATTTTGTCTATATTCTTTTTCAAAAGAATTAAATTGATCATAATACATTATAGCCATTTGTTGATTTTTACATTCAGTATTATTATATTCATATTCTTTATCATAATATTCTTTATAGAAATTATATATATATTCAAAAGTTAATATTAATTTCTTTAAAGTATCTAAAAATATATTTATATTTAAACCAAAATATTGATATTGTACTAATAATGTAAAATCATTACCCATATATTTATTAAAACATTTACATTTTATATTTTCATTATATATAAATATATAATATTCTTTTAATTGTTTTATTGTAGCTATTAAAATTGCAGATTCTTTTATAAATTTAAAAGGATTTCTTGAACAACATAATTCATAAATATTCTCATTATTTAATGATTTCATTAGTAATATTGATAATACAACTGTATTATATGAAAAATTACGATAATATAACAATTTAAAAATAGTTTCAATATCTATTAATTTTATAATTTTAAATATATTATCATAATCAGTATTATTATCATCCAATAATGAATAAAGAACATATGTTTCCATTGTATTTATATTTTTAATAAATAATTCGGTTTCATCTAATAATACTGTTATATTATTTTCAATATAATTTAGTGAATCATATATATTCTTAATATCTATATCATCTTGTTGAGCTATAATTTTAATTATACTATATGACATTTTATTAGAACTATTTAAAATTATCAATCATTTTTTTTATATTATAATTAGTAATTATTATATTTTTATCAAGTTTTTCTCGTGTTGTTGGACTTATGAAATTATCATTTTTTAATAATGTATTTATAGATACACGATCATATGTATGACCATCGCTACATATTACTGGATCTTTCATTATCTCTAAAGATATTGGACATTTTAATTCATATGGAACTTTTTTCTTTTTTCTTAAAGTAATTTGTAAATTATCGTTTTCATAAACCATTAAACGTTTTTTAGATATTAGTTTATCGTTTTTCCACGTGCATTTAAAACCATTTCCGTCGTTATATAATATTGTTCCACTACCATTTTTTTTATCTTTTAACCAAGTTGTTTCAATTTTGTAATTATTTTTATAATCATAGAAAGTACCTATTCCATTTTTTAAATTATTTTTGAAATTGCCAGTATATGTGTTATTATTTTTATATTGTATAAAACCATTTCCATTAAAATTATTATCTAAAAAATTGCCTGAATAATTATAAATTATTTTATTATTATCATTTACAATTAAATCACCATAACCATTAAACATATGATTTTTAAATAACCCAGTATATTTACGGATACCATCATTAAATGTTCCATTACCTTCTTGTTTATTATTTTCAAAATAACCTATTCTTTTTGCATTTTTCTCATTTAATTTACCTTCTCCATTAAACATATTATTTTTCCAATAACCATCATATTTTGGTATAGATTTTGATATATTTGGATTATATAACAATCCATAACCATCTTTTTTTCCTTTATACCATCCACCCGTATATAATAATTCACCATTGCTATTATATAATATTCCTTTACCATCAAATTTACCATTTATAAAATCACCATTATACATTATTGTTTCTTTATCATTATATAATTCACCTTTACCTGTAATAACACCATCTTTAAATTCACCTTTATAAAATAATTTATTATTACGTTTTAAAATTCCAATTCCATCAAATAAACCATTTTTAATATTTCCTTCATGTTTAAATGTTTGTAATTTATCTAAATTTGTATTTGTTAAAAAATATAAATCAAACATTTTATAAATTGTTATTCCTTTTCCATTTGGAAAACCATTTTTCCATTCACCTGTATATTTAATATATTTTTTTATACAAGTTCCAAAACCATTTGGTAAATCATTAGAATCTACTTCACCAGTATAATATTTTTTAATATGTTTTAAATTCTTTAAAGAATTAAAATAACTTTTAAATTCAATAATATAATTAAACATATATTAATTTTAATTATATATTAATTTTAATTATATGTTTATATTTTTTCTTATTATAATACATATTAATTTTAATTATATGTTTATATTTTTTCTTATTATAATATAAATGCCAAGAACTAGAGCGCAAACTAGGCGAGCTGGTGATGAAGAATATTGGAGAGATGTTGAAGAAAATGGTTTTGATTTAGATTTATCTCATCCACAATTAGATGCGCAAATTGAATTATTAAATACGAATTTTGTTTCTCCTGATCAATGGAGATTATTTTTTAATGATTATTTTAGATGGATAGTATCAGATATTAATGACGCATTAAGAGTAGCAAGAATGCCCGATTATGCTACATTAGAAACTACTAATTTTATTGATGGTGGATTTGATAATTCATTTTATCCAAATGAAGCATTAGATATTGAAGAACAACAAAGATTAGTGGAACAAGCTACATTTTTGTATGATGAGTTTTTTAGTCAAATGCAAGATAGTATAAATCAAAACTTAAGAGTTTCTGGAATTGTTCGAGATTCATTAACTCATATTTTTAGGAATTTAATGGAATATGTTGATACAAATGATGAAGATAATAATTTAGCACATTATTCTGAATCAATGGTAATATTAGATTTACTTGTTAATCAAAGATTATTTTATTTATATATGACAGGTGATCCTAGTGGTAGAACAAGAAGAGTTGTTAATACTCATCCTACTTATTATATAGGTATATGGATACGTAAAGGACCAATATGGGGTGTAGGTAATAATGATGAATATGGATTTGATCAATTAAGAGCTTTCGTTTGTAATTTCTCTAGAAGACTTGTTAATTATATGTTTTATAATGGAACTACATATCATTTAGGTAATATTAGAAATGTTCATAGCACTTATAGAGGACATTTAAGAGGGGGATCAAGTAATCAAGTTAAAAATAAATCAAAATATAAAAAATTATTTATTAAACACTCTGTTGATAATGCTATAGGTAGAATTAATAGTATATTATTAGATATAGTTATGAATATACAGTTTAAATCAAAACAATATATTAGTTTTTATAAAAAAAACAAAAGCAATAGCAAACGCAATAGCAAACGCAATAGCAAACGCAATAGCAAACGCAATAGCTAACGCAATAGCTAAAGCAAGAGCAAGAGCAACTTTAACATTAAAGTATGTTGATTGAAACATTAGATCAACATTATAAAAGAGCTGAAGAAGAAGGTTTTGATATAGATATGACTGGAGCAAATGATGATGTTCCTTTGCTAGAAAAATTAGATGCTAATCCAGTTGATGATAAAAAATGGATTGAATTTTTCTATAATTATTTTGATTGGATACATCGTAATTTTAATGATTGTTTAAAAAATTCTAATAATAAATATAAGATTATTGATCAATTATTAAAAATTCCATTTCATTTAGGTGGATTTGATTTAGATTTTCAAACAACTTATCAACAAGCTCTTGATAAAAATGTAGAATTATATAATAATTATTTACATAGTTTTGTTATTTGTTTAGAAAAACAACTTTGTTTATCAAGTAGAAATAAAAATGCACTTATTAATATGACAAAAGTTATTTGTATTATGATTGAAATTATTTTAACTTTTAAAGATAATAAAACAATATCAACATCATTGTTATTACCTACCGAATATCAAAGAACTATATATCATAGTAGAATAAATATGAATTTACCAATTTCTATATGTGATGAAAAAAAGAACTTACATTAAAAAAACTCCTACACAAAGATATATTCTATAATTAAGTTAATTTATTTATTTTTCTTTTACCTAATATTGTTGTATTTATAATAATAGGATTTGGACGTTTTGTAATATATAAACTCATTTATAAAATATAAATGTTTTTAAGAATTTTAATAAATATAAATGTTTTTTTTATCTATTTGAGAGACATTTATAATATATAAAATATAAATGTTTTTGATTTTTTTAGAATTTTTATAAATATAAATGTTTTTTTTAAGAATTTTAATAAATATAAATTTTTTTTTTTTAAGAATTTAATAATTATCAATTTTGATCACTAAGTTTGATCACTAAGTTTGGACAATAAATTCTTCATTTGATCTTTACCATTACTTATTTTAATCTCAACCTGTTCAAGTTCTTCTTTTAATTTTTTGATTTTTAGTTCGATATCATTTTTATATACTTTATTAATATCTATTTCACGAATAGTCTTGTTTAATTCATCTAAATCATCTAGAATTTTAACCGTATCATCAGTTATTTCAATATTTTCCTCTTTCTTATTCTTAAGAACAGATGCATACGAATTTGTCAAAGGTTTAGGAGAAGAGAAACAGTTCATAGATGAATCAGGACTGATAGTAGTCGATGGACAAACCGGACAGATAGTTGAACTATTGGATAAAGAAGTATCTGAACGTGATTTTTCATTAGAATATTTCGAATAATACTCATCCCAAGCAGTTTTATCATTCATAGTGTTATCTGCAATCATATAAATAAACTTCCTATCTTCATAATCATAACGATGTTCAAGCTTGCAATCCTTGTTAACACAATTCATTGACATCTTGCATTTATCTACCACATTTGCACTAAAATAATCATCCCTACATTTTTCTTCATCAATATAATAAATGATTTCTCTTTTTTCTACAGAAATACCGTGTCCATATTTACAATCTGGATTATCGCAAAGATAGTTATACTTACACGTCGTATGATAACGATAAGGACATGGTTTAGAATCATCTTTCTTGCAACAACCTATCGCAAAGTAAGGGCAATTTTTTTCAAACTTTTCGTTAACATACTTATTGTAAGTCATCATCTTATAACAAAAGATTCTTAAAAAGAGTCTTTTATATAATTCGATAAAGATTGAGAAAAATAGAAAGAACAATAACTGATTTTTGAAGATTTAAACCAACTGTTCTGCAGTTCAACAGATACTTAATTTTTTCATATTCATATCATTTTTTTCTTATTTTCTTACGTTTTTTACATTAAAATTTATTTTATATTAAAAAATCTTAAATTTTTAAGATTTTCAATTATTTTTTTATAACAAATAACGGTTTTATATTTTTATTAATTGGTAAAAGATATTCAATAGTTTTATCAATTTCTTCAAAATATAAAGAACCTTTATATTCAGTTTCTTCTTTAATATATTTATTGATTATTTCTTTAAATTTAGTAATAAATGAACACAATTCTTCATTATATAAGTTAATTGTATTACCTGATTTTATTTTATAATTCTTTAATTTTTTTACAATATCTAAGACAATATTAACTCTTTCTGTTTGTGTATATATCATTTATTTTTAACAATATTTATCATTTTATGTAATTTATGTGTATTGCAATAAATTGGTTTTTTTTCATTTTTTAAATTAAATGAAGCTCTGACCATACAATTAGTATGTATGCAAGTTATATTTTTGATATCAATCATATTTTTTAATTTATGATCTTTACAATAGATTGGTTTTTTTTCATTTTTTAAATTAAAACATGGTCTTTTATGACATTTTAAACATTTTTTACTATGAATATTAATCATATTTTTTAACTTATGATCATTACAATATAATTGTGTTGTTTTATTTTTAAAATTAAATGAAGCTCTTTTATTACATTTAATACAATATTGTAAATTAGATACTACGACCATATCTTTCAATTTATGATCTTTGCAATATTTACCCAATTTAAAACACTGTTTATAATTATATATTGCGGTTTTATTACAATTTATATGTTTGCATTTAACACTTACAATATTAATCATTCCTGGTAATTTATGATTACTACAATATTCTCGAATATTTGAATTTTCCCAATTATATGAAGCTTCTATATTGCAATTTTCATAAATACATTTCTTACCAATTCCCATTTTAAATTATAATATTTTATATTTTTAAATAAACTCTTAATATAATTATTTTTTAAATTTTACATATATTGATTGATGTTCAATATTTATTACTTATTTGATTTATAATTTGCAGTAAATTTGTAAGAATACTTTATATTTAGAGATTTTTATAATAAAAATGTAAAAATTTATTATGATTGATGTAAAATATAAATATTATTCAATTTATTATTTGTAATATTTAATTTTTCTATATTACTTTCAAGTTGTTTAAATCTATTTCTATATTGCTTAATTAAATTATTTTGTTCTTTAATAATTCTTTTTAATTTCAGTATATCTTTAGTTTTTTTTTCATTTAAATTAAGAATAAAATTAATATCATTAATTAATTTTAGTTCAATAGGCGTTTTATCCATTATATATTATTATATAAAATTATATTTTATATATTGAAAATTATAAAATACAATAAAAACTTTAAGCAATATTAAAAATTAATTAATTCATATTGATTCATTACGAATGTTCTTTCTATTTTTAATAATTTTTGAAGTTGTTCTGTAAAAGAAATAACTAAATCTTTACGGTAAATAACTAATGTTTGTAAACACATTAAATATGTTTGGTCTCTTTCACAAAATAAGAATATTACATTAGATTCGTTTTTTGTTATATAAAAGTGTAATTTTTTTTTAATTTTTTCAAGTCTTTTATAATATACAGGAAAAACAATATTTTGTTCTTTAAAAAAATCTTTAATATTTTTTTGTTCATTTATAATTTCTTCATTATCTGCATTCATATTAAATAAAGTATAAACATTAATCATTCGAGTATCTCTGTTTTTATTACAAGCAATTATATCTTCATCTGTAATTTCATTAGTTAAATATATAAGTATTGACATTTAGATATTTATATCTAATTTTCAACCATTCATTTTTTATGTTTATACTTAATTTATTTACATTTAATCGTATATATATAATTGACTAATATATATTAAAAATATCCATATAATCATTGCGATAAATAATACTAATATTAAACCATATTTAGATAATCTTAATAATAAAAACATTATTGATAAGAAAATTACTGTTATTGCCATATAAATAATTAAATTCCAAGTATAATTTTTAATATTTCCTTTGTGAATATAAGTAAAATACAATCCAATTAATGATAATATAGGTAATGCGGGTATAATACTACATAATCTATTGTCTTTGTTTTTTGCTAAATAATCTAATAATAAAATTAGGATACCACCAATTATGAATTTTATAATTAACTCATACATTTTATTTATTAACAGTAAATATTTGGCATCGATATTTCTGTAAATATCGAAGGGTTTAATGATAATGAACACCAATCTATTTTATCTTGATTTTCTTTTAATATATCAATTGCATTAATATTTATAGATAATGTAGTCCAATCTAAAGTATCATCAATAGAAATGAATAAACGAATATTACCATAATCAGTAATAATTTTAGGATTTTTATCTTTCCATATTTGTTTGTAATAATTTATATTTTTACAAATTTCTCCAATTGTATTATTTTCAGTAATTTTTATTTTTAAAACTAATCGTTCTTTCATTTTAATTTTAGTTTTCAATAATTTTATAGCATTAATGTTACTTGATAATTGTTTCCAACATATTTTATTATCTAGTAAATTAATATATTCATCAATATCGATATTACTTTCATATTTTAATCTATTTTCAATCATATCAATTGCATTGATATTTTGTGATATATATTCCCAATTTATTATATCAGGATCTTGTTTTAAAATATTTATAGCATTTATATTTGTTGATAATAAATGTTTTGAAAGATGTAATTTTGGATTATATTCTATTAAATCATAATTATTTGCAATTTCTTCTAATCTTTTAGGAATTAATAGATCAATTGCATTTTTATTTTTTGATAATAAAGTCCAATGAATTTTATTTTTATGTTCTTTTAATAATTCAATTGCATTTATATTTGTAGATAAATTATCAAAACATATTTTATTTGTGTAATTTAAATTAGTGTATTCTTCTTCTGATAATTTTTGTTCTTCTTTAATTTTATCTTTAATTAATTCTATAGCATTTTCATTAAAAACCAATCTTCTATAATTAATTTTATCTTTATTTTCTTTCAATAATTCAAATGCATTAGGATTTGAAGACAAATTATACCAATTTATTTTATCTTGATTTTCTTTTAATAATTCAATTGCATTTGGATTAATTGATAAATATTTCCAATTTATTTTATCAGGATTTTCTTTCAATAAATCAATTGCATTTATATTAATTGATAACATATCCCAATCTAATTTTTCAATATCTATCCAATTAAGTAAAGTTTTCTTTATTGAAAAACATTTCCAATATAATGTTAATATTATTTCAATTGTATTTTGATCTAATATATGTATTTTTTCTAAGAGTATTTTAACAACATTGAATTGTTCTATTATTCTACAATTATCCATATTTGAGTTTAATAATACTTTAATATCATTTTTTAAATTACTATTTTAATATTAAAAATTTTGATATTTAAAAATAATAAGGTTTGTTTAAATTTTTACGATATAGTATTATCAAAATATAAAATATAAATCATAGAACATCATAGAACATCATAGAACACCATAGAACATCATAGAACATCATTTACACCATAAGATCTTTCATAAGATCTTTCATATACTCAATGTTGTAGCACTCGTTGTTGTAAATGTAACCATTAATACATTTATGGCATCCCAGATAATGATTCCTTACATTCATATACTCATTATTGTTGATATCACACGCCTTACATCCGTTATTGTGAGTTGTGTGATACCCTTTTTCACAAAACTTTGTTGATTTAACATCACACTCACTAAATGAAGGACAATAATCACATCTAAAATTCTTACCATTTGATACGTATCCAGGAGCACACTTTTTACATATCCAATAATTCAATGTTTGAACATCATAATTCGCAGAGAAATCAACTATCTTATAATAGGAATTTTTAGGACAAATCTTGTAAGAATCTACAAGACAAAGGCTAATAATAAGCAGGGTCATTTGGATCATCAAGAAACGGAACATTGTTATGATTAAATCCTATGATCATACCATCATTTTTTTATTTATTTTTAAAGAAAATTACATTATTATAGGTTTTGTTGTTATTGCCACCGATGGGACTCGAACCCATGCGGAGATACTCCAAAAGATCTTAAGTCTTTCCCCTTAGACCAACTCGGGCACAGTGGCATCAAAACCTATAATAAATAGAAAAATTATAAAAACTTGTAAGATAACTACAAGTTATATAAGATATATAAATTATCTTTATATGCTTTTCAAATTAACTGAATACCATTTGAATCTATATTATCTTGAATATTTTGAAGTTCTTTAATATTCATAATAGGTTTTCCATATGTTCGTGGAATTTTAGGAAACATTTTAGCTTTATGTGGATAATGCGTGGTCATTCTATTATTTGCGAATACTAATTTTCTTTTATCTAATTGTTTTTTTGTGGCAAAATTACGTGGAACCATACAAATATATACAACACACCGATAATTAAAATTATCAACTTTTTCTACTGGATTACCATAATGAACAGTTCTACTATCCCAAAATACACCATATCCTTTAGGACATTTAATATATTTGATATTACAATTATTTTTAATATAAAAGTTTATTTCATTTTCATTTAATTTATACCAATCTTTTGTATCTAAGATATTAAATTCTTGTTGTAATTCTTTATGAAAATTATGACTACCTTCAAGTATAACTAATGTAGCATCTCCTTCATTTGTATCATATGCATTAACCCAGCTTTGAATACATTCAAAATCATTTCTTGTATAACTTTGATCAACGTGAAACCATGAGGTATTTTTACGAATTGGTTTATCTAATATATAAATACTTACACCATCAAAACTAACAATAAGATCATCAGTATCCCATATATGTTTAAATATATTTATTATTTTAGGATTTTGTCTAACATTCCATGCTAATTTAGAATGACCTACTTTCCAATGTTGTAATAACATCTTATGTGATGGAAACAAATGAACTATTTGTTTATAAGTTTCTTTGTTGTTTCTATCAATTGGAATATCAAAATCAGAAGTTAAATATTCTAATAAATCCCATTTATCATTTATCATTTTATTGCATTCTTCTTCATTTAACAAAGGTATTATAGCAATACCATATTTATTTAAAGTTTCTTTAATAGTAGAATAATCTGATAAGTATTTTTCAAATTCGTATGACATAATTACTATAAAAAAATAAAATCATTTTTTTCTATATACACAATCAGTAGAAGAATTTTTGTTTTTATTTAATTTGTTTGTATAATATTTTATACAATCATCTGCTTCTTTTATTTTTTTTGGAATTGTTTCTATTACTTTTTTAATTTCTTTTCTTTTATCTTGCAATTGTTTAATCCTACGAGTAATGTTATTTGATGTTGTTCTCATTGCATCTATTCTAGATATTTGTGAATATTTGAGTCTTAAATTTTTAATTTTGTTATTTATTTTTTCAATTTCTTCTGTTTTTTCTTCTTTATATGTATTTTCATAATTATATTTTAAAATTTTATATTCCTCTATTTTCATACGATATCTACTATCTGTTGAAGAATATTGATTTGAAGAATTTGATGAAGAATTTGATGAATATCTAGTTTTTCTTTTATCTGCCATTTATTATTACAAATAGATTTTATACATATAATCTAAAAATTAAATTATAATATATAATCTAAATTTAAATTATAATTTGAATCATAATCTGTTTCATAATACCAATATTTTTCTACATCTTTTACTAATTTTTCTAATTTTTCTATTTCATTTTCAATTATTTTTATATTTAATTTGATTATTTTTAATATTAGATCATTGTCTAATAAATCAAAATAATTCATTTATTTCTAAACTTAAAAAAATATAATTATTATTATAATTAAAAAAACATATATTCATTTTTTATAAAAATAATATTTTTTAATTAAATTAAAAAAATAATAATATTATAATCTTGTTTTTAATAATTCACGAATATCTAATAATATATCTTTAATACTTTCTTCATTTAATAACGATTCTTCCGTTATATTTAATTCATTTGATAATGAATCTTCCGTTATATTTAATTCATTTAAAGCTATTTTAGCTGCTTCTTGTTTTGCAGTTTTTTTATTTTGTTGTTCCAAAGACCATTCATATTCTTTTCCATTAATAATTACACGTGATATAAATAATTTATTATTTGTTTCTTTTTCTTCATAATTTATAGTTAATTTATTACGATCTATATAAGTTTTTAATTGTTGTTTATAACTCATTATGATTTAGCTATTTAATTATTTTTTATATAAGTTTTTTAATTATTGTTGGTAATTATAATATATATTATTAATATATATAAATGTTTGATTGTAATTGTGGAAATTGTTCTAAAGTAAAAACTATAAATTCTAAAAGAGTTAAAATTGATAACAATAAAATGGCTAATTTTCTTACTAAGTTTCAGAAAATTGATAAATTATATACATAATTTAATAATGACTAATCCTTATTTTTTTAAGAAATTAACATTTAATGAAGGATCTTTTGATAATTCTATAGATGCTACATATATTATTCATCTTGAAGGTAATCAACAAAGATATGAAAATATTTTTTATCAATTAACTAAATTTGTTCCTACAAAAACTGTTTATATTTTATTTAACAAAGGTATGAAATATAAACCATCATATATTAATACTACTGCTAAAGATCTTATTGATTGCTATATTACTATTTTCAAACATAATGTTCAAAATAATATTTTAGTATTAGAAGATGATTTCATTTGGTTATCAGATATAAATAATTATCATAATCATATTAATGATTTTTGTAATAAAAATAATAATAGTAATTTTAGTTTTTATTTAGGAACATTTCCAATTTTATTTATTCCTAAATCTTATTATATATATCAAGGTATCTTCAATATCTTTACACATTCTATTATTTATTCTAAATCTTTACAATTAAAAATATTAAATTATGATTATAAAACGATTACAGATTGGGATATCTTTATGAATACTTTTATTACAAATAAATATTATTTTCATAAACCATTGTGTGGACAACCTTTTGTAAAAACTGAGAATTCAAAAACATGGATTGTTTATAATACACCTATATATGATTTATTTTTTATTATTAATAATTTTTTTTATAGTAATATTTATCCAGAACAATTATTCAATTTCTTCTATTTAATATCTTATATTATTGTTATTATCATTTTATTCTGTATATATTACAAAAATTATATAATTCCTTATATACCATATAAATTCTTTATATATCCTTATATACCATATAAAGAATTTATATTTTTATTATAGATCTTTATATACCCATATAAATTCTTTATATATCCTTATATACCATATAAAGAATTTATATTTTTATTATAGATCTTTATATACCTATATAGATCTTTATATACTCATATATACCCATATATACTCATATATATCCTTATATACCCATATATATCCTTATATACCTATATAGATCTTTATATACTCATATATACCCATATATACTCATATAGATCTTTATATACCCATATATATCCTTATATACCTATATAGATCTTTATATACTCATATATACCCATATATACTCATATAGATCTTTATATACTCATATATACCCATATATACTCATATATATCCTTATATACCCATATATATCCTTATATACCTATATAGATCTTTATATACTCATATATACCCATATATACTCATATAGATCTTTATATACTCATATATACCCATATATACTCATATATATCCTTATATACCTATATAGATCTTTATATACCCATATATACCTATATAAAGAATTTTATTTCTTGTAATAATATTTTATCTTTAAGATCTTTGATAAATTGAGGACTAATGGGTAAAAATTCTGGATCTTTTTTAAGTAATTTAGATACAATTTTAACCTTAGATTCTTTAATTTGTTTTAATGATAATAGGCATTTATTAATAATATAATATTTATTCGGGTTTAAAAATAGCTGGATTGGATGATAATACAAACCAATTAATTTTATCTATATTTTCTGTTAATAATTTAATTGCATTTGAATTTGAAGATAACCATTCCCAATCAATTTTATTTTCTAATTTATCTAATTCTTCGGTTGTTAAAGAATTTTCATCTTCTATTCTTTCTTTTAATAATTTAATTGCATTTGGATTTGTAGATAACCATTCCCAATCAATTTTATCTTCTAATTTATCTAATTCTTCAGTTGTTAAAGATTTTTCATATTTAATTCTTTCTTTTAATAATTCAATAGCATTTGAGTTTTTACATAATGATTTCCAATGAATTTTATTTTTATTTTTTTTTAATAATTCAATTGCATTTGGATTTAAAGATAAAAATCTCCAATGAATTTTTTCTTGATTTTCTTTTAATAAATCAATTGCATTTGGATTTCTAGATAATGCACTCCAATTTAAGTTATCTTTAACAATCCAATCAAGTAAAACATGTTTTATTGGTAATATATTCGCAAATTTTTCTAAGATAATTGATCTAATGTCTTTTGGTAAATTAGTAATTGGTCCGTTCATTTTATATGCAATTGATTTAGGACTTTTATGAATATTTTTTTCAAAAACTGAAATATATTTGCAAAACTTAGCTAATTTAGCTTTAGGCTTATTTAATGCTATAGACATCATATTCAATATTGTTTTATTATTGCACATTAATTTATAATCATCAATAGAGAGTTTTAAAAGAGGATCTTGTAATAATGTTTTATCTTTAAGATCTTTGATAAATTGAGGACTAATAGGTGAAAATTCTTGATCTTTTTTAAGCAATTTAGATGAAATTTTAACCTTAGATTCTTTAATTTGTTTTAATGATATAGACATTTATTAATAATATAATATTTATTTAGGTTTAAAAATAGCTAAAATCAAACCCAATATATTTTTATTTAGGTTTAAAAATAGCTGGATTTCTAGATAATACAATCCAATTAATTTTAGCTATATTTTCTTTTAATAAATTAATTGCATTTGGATTTGAAGATAATGATCTCCAATTAATTTTATCTATATTATTTTTTAATAATTCAATTGCATTTGGATTTTTAGATAACATAAGCCAATCAATTTTATTTTGATTTTTTTTTAATAAATCAATTGCATTTGGATTTTTAGATAAATAAAACCAATCAATTTTATTTTGATTTTTTTTTAATAAATCAATTGCATTTGGATTTTTAGATAAATAATCCCAATCAATTTTATCTTGATTTTTTTTTAATAAATTAATTGCATTTGGATTTCTAGATAATCTGGACCAATCAATTTTATCTTGATTTTCTTTTAATAAATCAATTGCATTTGGATTTTTAGATAAATTATACCAATCAATTTTATTTTGTAATTCATCTAATTCTTCATTTGTTAAACTATTTTCATATTCAATTCTTTCTTTTAATAAATCAATTGCATTTGGATTTTTAGATAAATAATTCCAATCAATTTTATCTTGATTTTTTTTTAATAAATCAATTGCATTTGGATTTTTAGATAAGTTTGACCAATCAATTTTATCTCGATCTTTTAATTTATTATATTCTTCATTTGTTAAAGATTTTTCATATTCAATTCTTTTTCTTAATAAATCAATTCCATTTGGATTTTCAGATAATCCATACCAATTAATTTTATCTCGATCTTCTAATTTATTATATTCTTCATCAGTTAAAGATTTTTCATATTCAATTCTTTCTTTTAATAAATCAATAGCATTTGGATTTTGAGATAAATTATACAAATCAATTTTGTCTTTAACAATCCAATTAAATAAAACATATTTTACTGAAATAGTTGTTCTAGAATTAGTTCTGGATAATGATTTTATACCTTTTCTAGATAATGATAATGATTTTACACCTTTTTTAGCTTTATTTTTACTTGGAATAGTAGAAATATGTGTAGATATTACAGATTTATCATATCGTAATAATGTATATACATCAATATTTGAACCGGTTTGACAATGATAAGCACTTACATGATTTGGATTGCTAAGATGATGTTGAGGATATGCATTATCGTGAGTTACTGTATTATTTAATGTTTTAGTTTTTTGAAAAAATATAATTTGCTCTTTTTTATTAATAACACGGTAAAGTTCCATATAAGGTACATAAATATTATAATTTAATGGTATTTTAACATATGCCATAGTTTTATCAATATCAAGCATTGAGTTAGCATAATTACATTTATAAAACCATCCAGAATTCATATCCATAAAGAATATTGAAAGGTTCGTCAAAGTAGTAAAACTTATATTATTATAGTTTATATTATTATTTTCGTCTATTGATATAAAACATATATTTTTATGATCTTTACCAATATGTTCACTAATTTTAGTACTTTCCATTGCAATAACATCATACCCTTCATAGTCTAAATCAATATAATTTACTTTAGCTTTATTTAAAACAAATGTATCTACATTTAAATTAAAGTCATCTTTAATAGTTTTAAGTTGGTCTTTTAATAATATTTTAGAACTATTATCACTTTTATCAGCTAATATGGATTCAATATGTGCTATTATTTTTTCATTCTGTTTAACTCTTAATTGCCATTCTTCATCCGATTTCTTTTTTTTATAATAATTTTTTCTTTCTTTGCTGTTAAGTTCCGTTAATTTGCTTTTAAATAGAGATAATAAAAATGTTAAAGTTATTTTAAAATCAATACCAAAATACATAAAAGTATAAAAAAATAACTCTTTAACACTAAATGTCCTAAAACTATTGCAATATTCTAACAAAATATTATATATTACTTTATATTGATGTTTATTTGTTTCTAGTAATTTAAAATATAATTTACATTTATTAATACAACTTACGGTTTTATTATTATTTAAAATTAAAATATTAGTTTTTCTAATTAAATAGAGAAAAAAATTATTAAAATCAAGATAATTAAATATTTTATTAAGATCATGATTATTAAATATTGCAAATGAAATATACATAAGATAATTAATATAAAAACAAATTATAATTTTAACAATATAAACATCTATATTACTAATTGTTTTAATGATAGGTTTGGAATTATACTTGGTTGATGATAAAATTACTTCAAATCCTCTATTAGTGTATTTATCTAATCTTTTTTTTATAAAAGTATTGCCATATATTAAACTCATAACATAATCTGCATTTAAATACGTTTGTTTATTTAAAGTTTCTTTAATATGCGTACCATCAAATGTTTTGCCATTATACCATAATTGGCAACAAGTTAAATCAAAGTTTTTAACAATATCTAATACTTTTTTATTATTACCTACAACCATAATATCACATTTAATATTCTTAAAATTAACTTCAACTTTAAATTTAATATTATTTTTTTTAAAGAATGAACTGTCATATTCACTGGATACTATAAGACCTTTACAACCAGTATATTGAGTTAAATTATTAAAATCAGAGATAAATTTATCAAGACTATCATTAAATTGATATATATCACCACCTAATAATTTAATATCTGTTATTAAACTATTAAAATGTTTTTCAGAAACATAAATATCTATATCACTTGATTCAAAAAAATCAGTTATTGATGATAATATAAATCCACCTGCAATATAAGCATTATTTTGATATAAAATATCTTTAAATTTTTTAACATCTGTAATATAATTTTTAAGTTTTTTATTAATTTTAGCAATATAATTGATTGACATATTTATAATATGTAAATTAAAAAATATTGAAAAATTTAAAAAATTAAAGTATTATTATTAATTTAATAACAGTATTTTATATATTTTTATAACTTAATAATATTTACATATGCAATAGTTATAAACAATTATACAAATTATTTATGTTCCTTCTAATAATAATGAAGAAATTAACAAATAATTGATACCTGAATTTTTTTGTGTTTTTTTAGGTATTTTAATTATATTTTTTATTGATTTTATACGATCCTTTTTTGTTTTATCATCCCAAGCTATATAACAAGTATATTTTGAATAAAATTTCAATATTTTTGCTTTATAATAATAACCATCTGTATGTTTAGCTATAATTTTCATTATTAATTTTATTTATCTTATTTTCATTTTTATTAAATATTTATACCGGTAAATTTTACACTGAAAATTTAGGTCTAAACCTTCCAAAAGTTGTATAAAGAAGGATTGAGACCTATTTTTGTATAACTTATTTGTACAGGTATTAGACTTTTGTTATACATTCTTTTTACAAAAAAGAATATGATTGTAATTCCATTTTACAACTTTAAATTAAATATAAAAATTAAATATATAATTAATGTTTAATCAATATGATTTTAATTTAATAAGTAATCAAATAAAAAGTAAAAAATATTGCATTCATAATAGAAGAAAATCACAATGTAAAGAATGTGGTGGTTCTCAAATATGTATTCATAATAAACGAAGATCAAATTGTAAAGAATGTGGCGGATCACAAATATGTATTCATCAAAAATATAAATCAATGTGTAAAGAATGTGGTGGATCACAAATATGTATTCATCAAAAATATAAATCAATGTGTAAAGAATGTGGTGGTTCTCAAATATGTATTCATAATAAACGAAGATCAAATTGTAAAGAATGTGGCGGATCACAAATATGTATTCATCAAAAATATAAATCAATGTGTAAAGAATGTGGTGGTTCTCAAATATGTATTCATAATAGAAGAAAAACAAGATGTAAAGAATGTGGTGGTTCTCAAATATGTATTCATAAAAAGATAAGATCAAATTGTAAAGAATGTAAGAAATATAAATTATCTATAAAAAATAAAAAATTAAAAGAACCTAAAGAATTAGAAGAATTAGAAGAATTAAAAGAATTAGAAGAATTAAAAAAATTAGAAGAATTAAAAAAATTAGAAAAATTAGAAGATTTTATTTCATTTTTTATATAATAATATTACTATAATCATATGTAAAAATGATATGTATAATATACATAATATATATATAATATATGCCAAGTAAAAAGTGCGAACATAATAAAAGAAAAATAATATGTAAAGAATGTGGAGGATCACAAATATGTATTCATAATCGTCAAAAATCACAATGTAAAGAATGTGGAGGATCACAAATATGTATTCATAATCGTCAAAAATCACAATGTAAAGAATGTGGTGGTTCTCAAATATGTATTCATAATAGAAGAAAATCTAGATGTAAAGAATGTGGTGGTTCTCAAATATGTATTCATAATAGAAGAAAATCTAGATGTAAAGAATGTGGTGGTGGGTCAATTTGTATTCATCAAATAGAAAGAACAAACTGTAAGATATGTAAGAAATCAAATAAATATCTTAATTTTTTTTCTATGAAATAGTAATTTTTCTATTATTAATTACAATATTATTATTTTTATTTAAAATAAATTTACGATCATTTATATTTGCAAAATTTCGTAAAGTTTTATAAGATACTTTTATATTTAATTTTGTAAAAAATATTTTAGAAACAGTAATATATTTAAGCATTTTTATTTCTTCTTTTGTATATGATCCTTCATATATATTATTATTAAATGATAATTTATTAATTAAATTATTTACAATTAATGTTATTATTATATTTGATTCTTCTAAGTTTTCTTTTAAAATAAAAAAAGAATCAATCATATTTGTATTATTTATTTTATTAAATGCAGGTCTTACATAATCTCTTATTTTTCCTCTTACACTCCATTTTGGAGTGCTATCTTTAAGATATGGAATATTATTCATATTTGCATATGCTATAATTTCATTTTTTTCTATATTTAACATTGGTCTCCATAATTCTAAATTATCTATTGTAGATAATATTGACATTCCACATAAATTATCATAATTATTTTTATTACCAATATTTGTTATTATATTTTCAAAACAATCATCTTTATTATGTCCTAATAATACATATTTCGGTTTTATTAAATGATACATATTAAATCTTATTTTTTTAGTTATATCTTCATATAAATATCTTAATCCATTATGATTACATTCATCTCTTGATATTTCATCAATTGTTCTAAATATTAATTTAATATTTAAATAATTACAATAATAATTAACAAATTGTAATTCATCATTTGAATATTTATTATTATTATAATTTATATGTAAAGCAATAATATTTGTATGATATTTATTTAATATATATAATGCTACCATACTATCAACACCACCTGACAAAGATACTACAATTATTTCATTTGTTTTAATTTTTTCATATTCTTTTTTAATTATATTTTCAATATTTATTGTAGAATTACTAATTCTATAATGACTTAATATATCTTGATTTATAGTATAAATTTGTTTAATATTTAAATTATAATAATAATTATTTATAATTTTATAAGATTTATTAAGTGTATTTGTAATATATTTTTTACAAGTTATTTTATCTAATTCATTTGTATTATTATATAAATTAATAAATAATTTTATAATTTTATAAATAGATATAAGATCATTAATATGTCTAAATGGTAAATAAATAAAACATAATTCATTAATAGTTAAATCATTATATTTTTCTAATACTTTTTGTGATATTAATGTAGCTTTTTTAGAATAAAAATTAACATCTATTTCTTCATAAACTCTACAATAATGTCTTGGTATTTGATCATATACTATAATTAATGCAATTAATTCATTTTTTGAAAGATTATTACTATCACTATAATTTAATAAATCAAAATATTTATCACATAAATAAATATCTAATTCTAAATTATTTGAAAACCAATATTTTTTATTTGTAAAAAACCAATCGTCATATAATTCCAATAATAAAGATCTCATCAATGATCTTAATTATAATAATATTATCTTATATAATAATATTATCTTATATAATAGGCATAGGTTCATCTTCAAAAATTGCAGGATTATTTGAAATTATTCTCCAACAAATTTTATCTTGATTTTTTTTTAATAAATC